GTCCTATTGGCGCGAATACGTGCGCCACCTCGAATTAGAGACACCCACCACCAAAGCAGGGTGGCGCACCTTCGATGCAAACCTCGACACAGCCTTCGCCGTGTGGCAGGACTCTGTGCCCCCGTGGATCCAACGTGTCTTGTCCAAAGAAATCAAACTCATAGACACCCAGATCATAGGCAAGTGCGAGAACCTCCACAAACGTAAGCCCCGCTCCATCGCGCCCTCGGACAAAGGGGCCATGGTGGTGCTCGGCCCGTTTTACAACGTGCTCGAGGCCCGCATCAAGAAGCTTTGGCCCATACACAGCAAACCCGACAACACCTTCCTCGTGCGTTACACCAAAGGCCAGAACGGATACAAGTGGGAAACTCTCCCTTCCGGAGAATCCCCTTCGAGTTCATGCTTTGCCGTTGTTCTGACCTACCTCGCTGGTAGCACGCACCTCCAGAAGAGCGCCTGGTTCAAAAAGGCGCACGAGATGGTGGGTATCCACGTGTGTGTTGGCGGCGACGACGGCTGTATCGTGATCAACGATGGCCTCTTGTGCACCTACTTCGACGGAGATGTCTCGAATTTCGACACCTCTGAAGGCGTTGCTGCGCTCGATTTTGAGCTCGACATCTCCAACGCCTGTGGACTCCCCGCCGACATATGCCAGCTCATGCACCTTATGATGGCCGCCCCCAGCTTCGTATCGCTAGCGGCCTTCGAAAGATACGCGAACAAGATGCACAAGATACCCAACGCCAACGTCGTCAAGTTCGTATGGGAACTCCACACGCGCAGCTCCGGTCAGCGTAACACCACCGTGGGCAACAGCATAGTCATCGGACCCTCCTACGTCATGACAGTGCTCAACACCATCGCCGCCATCTTCGATCAGCAAGCACGGCTCAGCAGCACCAAACCAATAGTCGAACGACCTCTCAGTGCCTTGACCGCAGCCATGTCCGGCACACACCCCAGTGTTACAGCCGACGAGGCCTGCGCCTTTGGCGTGCAGACCATGCATGGCCTCGGGTTTACCATCAAGCTTTTCATCAAGCCTAAGGCCAAGGTCACGTTCCACAAATGCTGCTTCATCCCCGTCTCAGACCATTACATCTGTGTGCCCTGCCCCGGACTCATTGTCAAGATGGGGTGCACCAAACGCACGGCTGATGAGTTGCGAGAATTGTTCGAAATGCCCGAAGCCGACGGTACTGACCTCCGGCGCATGTGGATGCGCGTCTTCGTCGCCGCGTTCACCACCCAACCTAACCTTATGCCGATCTGGAACACTGACAGATCCCATTCGGACCTTGTCCTGCGCGCACTCGGTGAGAGGCGCCTGGAGAAGATGAGAAAAGAAGAGTCGGCAGGCTCAGTGCCGGAACTCAAGCCCGAAGATTACGTGCCTTACCTCCAAGCAAGGTACGGCGATCACGCGGAAACCATCCTCGAGAGCATCCGTATGCTCAGCGAGGAACACTGGCACCCGGGAGTAACGCTCGACGCTGACATGGTCCAATGTCTATTAGAGACAGACTCATAAAGCTCGCGGTGTGGTACGCCCACTGCACTCTCGCCAGCCCCGTGCCGGCTCACCATCTTTCGCACCGTCATCTCTCACCCAGTTGGAAAAAATTTCCAACACTCCCCGGTTCATCGTCATCCAAAACGGTATATATGAATGCCTCGTCTAGCCAAAACAGAAACGCTCCCGCACAAAAAGGAAAGACAGCGCGAAATGCTCGAGCAAGCGCAACGCTCGCAAGCCAGATCCAACGTGCAGTCGTCCAAGTCCGTGCGGAAGAAGCTCGACGTTCTAGTGGCCAAGCCACCAACCAAGTCCGCAAGTCCGAAGGTCCACCAAGAATGGTGGAAAAAACTTCTGGCCTTGCTCCCCGCAGCCGCCAAAGCAATCCCCGGCCTACTAAAAAAGATCGCACCAATATTACGCAAAGTAGGAATGTCCGCGGAAATGGCGGAGCTAGTGGGGGACGCAGCAGCGGGCTTGGGAACGGTAGCCGAAATCGCCTTGCCTCTACTCCTTTGATTCGCCCAATCACCACCCGCGTCGATGACGCCATCGTCAGCCTGCCTCCTATCCCAGTTTATCGGGACAAGGGGGACTACAGGCGTGCCGTGCCTCTTGTCACCACCCATGGATGGGGCGGATCTAGTGCCGCCTCGCATGATTACATGGCAGAAGACGGCATGCACTCGATGCTGAAAGGGCGTGAATTTCTCGGCGTTGTCGCCTTCGCGGGGTCCGTGAGTAACATCATCCCCTACGACGACGGCAATGACAAGGTGGGCGCCAACGCTTTGGGAGGACCCTACCTCCTCACCGCCGAGGCCATCGGCGGCCGTATCAAGCTGCTGGCCCAGGACTTCGAGGAGTTCCGCTTCAAGCGGCTCCGCTTCACTTACGTCCCTGTCGTAGCCGCCACAGAACCCGGCGCTATCGCTCTGGCATTCAACACCGACATCGCGGTCAACGGTTACCTCGCTGGTATCGCCAACATCGCGCACATGTCCTCAGGCACCTTTGTGTCTGGCAACGTCTTCGAGGAGCTATCACTTGACGTGAAACCTCAAGACGTCCTGAAGCGTTATTTCGACTCCACCACTGGAGACTTCAGCTTCGAGACCCAGGGCAAGTTAAACGTCCTGAGCGTCGGAGGTCTAGCCATACCTGTCACCACATCAAAGGTCTTTGGCGACCTCTACTTGGAGTATGAGATCGATTATTTTTCGCCTCGTCTAGACACCGAGATTGCCCTCATTCCCACCGGCACGATTGGCGTGTCTTTCGGTGCCACCACTGCGGTTACCGAGGACTACCCCGTCATCTTCGCCGACTTTGCTGGTGCCAAGCCCATTGTGACCTGGGCGCAGCCTTTGCCCGACGACCCGGGCACGTACATGCTGTGCCTCACGGTTGCCACTCGCACCACCTCAGGAACACTCGCCGATCCCTTCTGGAAGATCAGTGGTGAAACAGCTCACCACTTTTTCTACCCTGGCTTTACTTTCTACGCGAGAGTTCATGTGGTGACCGGCTCCACCAACTTCCTGGCCCTTTTCACCAACCCTGACGCCGCCTCCGCGGCAACCTACGTCACGGGTTCTGGATGGGCCATCGGTGAAGGCTCAGTCTTATGGGCCCAAACCATAGCAGCTACTGGCGTGGACGTTTCAACGTACCAATTCTCCTACCGCGCCATCAAGCTCGAGGACGATTAGTCCTCTTTGTGCAACAGGCTACGGCCGGGGCTTTACGCACCCCCACATGTGAGTAGGTCCATGTTCCTTAACATGGCGCGGACGTCACCGCGTTAAAAACGGGGCTCTGGGGTACCATGGTTTGCCGACCTGCACCCACGAGATCAAACAAGCCGCGGCAGTAATCAGTTTCACTGCGGAAATTAGGCTAATGAGAGTAAACTCTGAATACAAATCCCTCCCGGGTTAAAGGGAGGTCCCTATTCTTAAACTTGTTGACACTGGAAGGCAGTGAGCACATTGAAGGCCTAGCCGCTCTGTGCTCCTGCCATGTCCCTAACCAAGGGTTCCGGTGGATACCTAGTCTGG